ATGCAGGGATATATGGTCTCCCTATATAGGAATAATAAGATCTTTTGGCACGGTTGGCTTGATTCAGAGTTGTACAACGAGACCTTATCTTCTTTTCATCCATACCCTGTAGAGTTCACGGCTGCTGATTTCAATATCTTAGAACGGATAAAATATACGGATGATAAGGGGAATAAATATGATGACATAGCATCTATGATAACGCATATAAATAGATGCCTAGACAATCTTGGGCTCCCATTCTCTAAGCTGTATATAGGATGTGACACTATTTTAGAAGGTGTCACGATGAGCGATCAGGAAACCGCTTTGCATAAATCATTTATCATGTCTTCCAACTTTTATGACGAGGATGGAGTATCAATGAGTTGCAGGGAAATATTGGAGTCGATCTTTCAGCCATTTGGATTGATGATGGTACAAAAAAACGGGAATGTATATATTTATGACTATAATACCGTGAAACGAGGTTTACCAATGAAAAGATATGATTTTAAGACATATGCATTCGAGGCAAACGAAAACGTTGATTTTTTTTATGGGAATATATTAGACGTAGGGTTAATGTCAAAAAACGGCGATTATGGATTTGAAGAAATGATTAACAATGTTAAGATCACTAGCTCGCTGTATGGAGATAACAGCATGGTGGATATAGATGTTTCAGAAAACTCATTAAGTGATCTTATTGATAGCTATCTAGGACGTGACTTTAAATTGTATTATTATTCAAAATGTGTTGGTGTTGAAAATCTTTCTGGGAAGTTCGCCATATACAAGAGAGATTATGAATCAGATATAGAGGGTGCTTTATTAGACTATGATCCAAATCCTTCTAATATATATCCTATTTATAGGATTAGATATCCTAATTATATTTTAGGTTCGGATACTTTATGTTTTATAAATCTTATATTACAGGCATACGTTAATACGAGAGAAAATCCATTTAATGAGGATAGTGGAGTCAAAGACAATCCAAACAGCGGAACAATGAAATTGTATTGCAATCTTTATATGACAGATAGTTCCGGTAAACCGTTGAGATACCTTGATCTTATCAATGATAACGGATCATTTTGGGTTGATGTGTCAAATGGGGTGATAGAGCAAGGTAAATGCCTGTTATGGATAAGTCAAGAATCATCGGTAACGCAAATATATACGATCCAATGCCTACACGATTTAATATAGAGACCATCCCATCTGCTGGCGATGGATTGGATGTGCCTACTAATAAGAGCTATGGATTTCTTGTTTTCGAGATCACGAATAAGGCTAGAGTCGTTAACCCAAAAGATGATAAAGGCTTGGGCACCGATGGCCTTTTAGATGATAGTTTGGTTAAAAACATTTTGATAAATAATATATTCATGAAGATTATAACAGAAAACAAGGAAGATGTTTCTGTTGATGATTATGAATTTAAGAGTTATATAAATAAGAAGGTAGCAAACGATTTTAATGATATAACATTAAAATGTATATCAGCGAACGAGGACGGAATACCGATAGGAAAAGGAAACATATTAAAAAAAGAAGGAGACAAATACACTTTACAAACCTCTTTCACTCGATCTAATCAGACGGATATATTGGAGCGTCTGCTTATGTGCACAATCCACTCGAATTTCAGCCAAAAGAACGAGAGATTCTCCGTTACCTCCAAGATAGCTGGTAACCCAATGTTATCTTACATAACATATTATCCTGTCTTATCAGGAGAATATATTGTGGCAGGATGCACTATTGATTTCAATAAAGGCAGCGTAAATATTTCTGCTGTAGGATATTCCGATGATACCGCCAAGTTAAGCGATATACCATACGACTGATGTATTACACCATATCGGTACATATATAGATATGGTAATGAATGTACGTCATAGTAAGATAAGAAAGACTGCCCTTCCACGTACTGGAAGGGCACTAGATGCTATTCCCGGAGGTCCTGTGAAGCAATCCTTCCAATCTTCAGGGACGAATGTTGCGCAATATTGGAAATTGGTTACGATAGACAGCGACGGCAATCCCCTTCCGGAGGATAAGTGGTACATCCTCACGGACTACCCCGCCAAATCGGTAGGGGACGTTGTCGCTTACGCTACAGGTTCCGGCGACATCGTCCTTCCCATCGCCGGCAACGGGGTATTGGGGGCGATAAAGCTCCCGTCCGATGGTGATAGCGCGCTTGTCATAGACAGAGACGGCACCTTGCGTATCAATGAGGGTATGATTGGTGGCAAGGGTAAGATCTATTACGCTGGAACGGGCTTGCAATTATTGAACCAACCTGACACGGAGGACACGCAGAACCAGTTCGCCGTGAAGTTCGGAAACGCCAAGGGAACGGTACTGGAAGGCGACAAGCTATACGCCGCCACATGGTGGGGGCAGAAACTTAACTCCAACGGGATAGCTACCGGAGCGATGACAGGCGTGCCGAGCATCAACGGCCTCATACACCTTAACAGCGACAAGACATTTGACGTGGCCAAGGATAAATCGGCGCAATGGGTCCGTTTCTCTGGAGATAACTCGATTAACGGGATGACAGGCACGAACGCCGTGCTGTCCAACCTATATCTCAATTATAAGGACGCTAGCCATTATGTCAAGGTGGATGCCAGTGATAATGTCTTAGCGACTGGTGATGTAGTCGCCTACGCTACCGGGAATTATGATATCGTAAGCCCTATAGCCGGTACCGGAGCGTTAGGCATGGTCAAGGTTGGGAGCGGTCTTAATATAGCAACAGATGGAACGCTGAGCGTGGCGGGTGATATCGGTGGTAGCGTGTCCGGCATAACGAAAACAGGAAGTGGAAACGCCCTTACGGACGTCGAGTTGACAAACGATAATAAGATTATAGCCTTTACCAAGGGACTCACGTTCTGGCATGCTGGGAATGATGGCTCCGGCTCTGGATTGGACGCTGATATGGTAGATGGGTATCACGCTGGGTTTGCAAATAATCAAGTGGCTCTGTACCTTAATTTCCCATCATGGAGCACTTTGATTTCCCAAGGATTGCTAAGAAGTGATTATGAAAGCGCTGGGCATCCCACAGAGGATTATTTGAAAGCTATATGTAAATGGGCTATTAAGAGTTACGCCAATCGTGGGAGTATAACACTGCAAGGAATAGCAACTCCTAATTCCAATGGATGGTTTGTGCTATCATTATATAGTAGCAATGGGTATGATGCGACAACACTATTACCTAAGTATTGTAGTGGGCAGTTCAATAGTCTTAGTGGAAATTTGCAATTGTTCGGCACGGAGAATAATAAGTGGAGATATTCAGGGGCATTTGTCGGAAACGCCTCAAGCGCCACGAAGCTAATGACGGCTCGAACCATTTGGGGACAAAACTTCAACGGCACCGCTAATGTTAGAGGTAGCATATATGATGTGGACGATATCCATATAAACCGTGATCGTAAGATTATTATGAAAGACACCAATAGCAACGACGTAAATGTTCTTCATTTAAGCAATACTAATAATTTACATATAGGCTATGATCTTGCAACTAAAGGATATAATACTTACATAAATAGCAACGAAATCTATTTCAGAACATCATCTAACTATACCGAGAGAATGAGGATCTCGGTCAATGGCAATGTCGGAATCGGGACATCATCCCCGAGCGAGAAGCTTACTATCTCCGGCTCGATCACTCCTCTTGGATTAATATCAACTGTGGCAGCCACATCAGAGAACAACCTTATCTCATACTTCAACACCGATAAGGGGACAAGTTTCCGGATCATGGAACAAGCCTCGGATAAGAAAACGATGTGGATGCAATACGGAAAGCGCGGTGACAATACGTACAACTTCGCCATAAGCGGCTTCAGTGGTGCGAAACTCAACATCATAACGCTTATGGCCTCCACGGTGAATGCTGATGGTAACGTCCGCGCCACAGGCGATGTTGTCGCTTATGCTACAGGCTCAGGAGATATTGTATTGCCAATCGCTGGTACAAACTCACTTGGAGCGGTAAAGATCGGGTCTGGTATATCTATATCAGCTGACGGAACTATATCAGTATCTGGAACCGGTACTATCGGGGGGATATCAGTTACAGGAAATGGCAATGTACTTACGAACGCCACGCTGAGCGAGGACAAAAAGATAATAACGTTTACAAAGGGCTTAACGGCGTTGACCACAACTAATTACGCTGCTACACTAGACAGTAAGTACGTGAAGAAAGCAGGGGATACGATGACCGGGGCGTTAACTATAGCTTCTAATACAATAAACAGTCAATTGACACTTAAATCAACTGTTAGTGATGCAAAAAGTAAGGCCGCTGGCATAAAATTCACGTCCTCACAAGACGCAACACAAAACGTGATATTAAGACATGAGTATTATGATACGTTTTTAGCTGGATATGGGATCGCTATAAGCAAGGAAGGCATTTTAGAGGGTAGCGACCCTAATATGTTTCTGTACAACACAGGCCGTTATATCTCCAAGGTAGCCACTGGAACTAAACCTATTGATGTGGTTTCTACCACGTTATGCAATAACCTTAACGCTGATATGGTAGATGGGTACCATAGGAGTAATTTATATAATACAACGATTGATTGGTATCATACTAGTACTGCTAGGTCTAGGGAAATAACGGTAACAAATGATTATAACACATTCTATCCTGTAGTTTTAGAAGTTGCAGTCACTACCAATGGAGTCCCATATACAATAGGTGTAGGTAAATCGTTAGGTTCAACATCAAATCCTAATTGGGCTGGTAACCATAGTAGTAAAACTAGTAGCATAAATTATATAGGTATTGGTAGAATAGGCTCTTGGGATGGCAATGCGAACTTTTTTACTACATTATGCAATCTACAACCATATGCCAGTTTATTGAAAAAAGTAGAAGTTCGGGGGAATGAAAAATCCATTATCGTGTTTTGGCTAAGAGGGGGAACCGCTACTTATAGAATGTATTGCAGTGCTGGAATAAACAGTATAAATATTTACTATGCTAGAACTAATGTTGGAAGTACAAGTGCCGGTTATGAATATTATGTAGAGCCAATAGCCTTGTCAAAATCCGATAATGATGGGAATTATGCTAAAGATTCCCATATAACAGCATCTATTTTTGAAGGATCATTAATCGGAAATGCTGATACCGCCACGAAGCTTAAGACTGCTCGAACCATTTGGGGACAAAACTTCAACGGCACCGCTAATGTTAGAGGTAGCATATATGATGTGGACGATATCCAT